CCGGTGACTACTCTGCAAAGAAAGCTGCCGCTGGTAAAGATATTGGCAAGCCAGGTAAGAACTTTGCTAAGATTGCTAAGAAAGCAGGTGGCGGTGAGAAAGGCGAAAAAATTGCTGGCGCAGTTTTAAAGAACTTACGTAAAGAATCAACAGAGCCAAAAGTTGAAATGATTGCAGAAAGTGCAGAAGTTGCACGTCTAAAAGAATTGACACAAAAACTTTTAGGTTAATATCATGGACATGAAACGTATTCTACAGGCCTTAGATAATGCTTCTGCAAAGCCTGTAGAAGGCGTAAATGACATGAAAAAATTTGTACAAATAATTAACGAGGGAGCTAATCCGCATAAGGTTAGCCTTCCTGTACAAATGGCAATGCAACATTATCAGCAAAAAGATAAAGACAATAAATCTTCTATTATTAAAGAATACTTTCAGAAAGCAGAGGCACGTCTTGCAGAAGAAAGAGCAGAAGAACAAGAACAAAAATTACAATATATAAAACAATACAGCAGATCTATTGCTAATCGTGTATTGAGAAAATAATTAGGATGTGAAATGAACTTACGCGACCTTATTGCAAAAATGGATGCTATTGAATCAAAGACTTCCGTTAACGAAGCTAGCGGATTCCAATTCAGTCCAGAACAAGAAAAATGGTTAGGCGGTGCAGATAGACAAGATCCATATATTCTTGCCCGTATGCCAGGCAATAAGCCGCCAATTACTTATTTTACCGATCCAGCAGATCAAAAAATAGCACAAAGATTTAAAGGTTTATTTCCAGCAGAGGCTCCAGCACCAGTAGCACAACCAGTAGCACAACCAGTAGCACAACCAGTAGCAGGCCAAAGTGAAAGAGATGATGCGGCAGCAGTTGATGCGGCAGCTAACAGACAAAATGCGGCTCAACAAGCTGCCATCGCTAGTGGAGCACAAGACGATGTATCAGGTGTTAATGCGGCTGTTGCGGCACAAGGAGCGGCGCAAGGAAATGCGGCTTCTAATGTTGCTGGCAAACCAGAAAAGAAACTAATACCATTTGATCCAAATGTTCAAGCATATCAACGAGAATTACTTGCTGCCGGTGTCCCATTGCCTAAATATGATGCAGATGGTCGTTGGGGTTCAGAAACATCACAGGCTTCTATGAATCCAAAGGCGCAGGCTATTAATCAAAAGTATGCTGGAAAAATTGCACAATTGGCCCAAGCGCCTGCTAACGTTGCGGCAAAACCAAAGGTACCAAATCCATCAGGTAAAGCTACTAATGTTACTCCAACACAACAAAACATGGCAGGAACAAAGTCAACTCTAACTCCGGATGAGATCAAGGCAGCTCAAGATGCACTAAAAGATCCGTCAGTTGGACCTAGAGACAAAGAGTATTATAAACAGCTTTTAGCAAATCAACCAAAAACTGCGGCATCAACTACAACTAGAGAAAATGCCCATTACGATATTGCTAACTACTTAATAGAAACTTTTAAATTTGACAAATAATGAAATGGCAGGATTCGTCCTGCCATTTCCACCTCTAAAATATCTTAGTGGTTGCAAAAGCATGATAAGTATATTACAATAGGCATATTATTAAGGAGAAACACATGGGCGGTCGTTCATACGGTGCAGAAGAAAAGGCAAAACTAGAGCGTTTGATTTCAGAAGGTAGTACTGTACTACGAGAAATTGAAGACTTACAAGAAGGCTTAAAAGAAACTGTTAAGGCAGTTGCAGAAGAACTACAAGTAAAACCAAGCGTTATTAACAAGGCTATCAAAATTGCTCACAAAGGCGATTGGAGTCAATATAACGAAGACTGGGAAGAAATTGAAGCAATTTTGGATATTACAAAACGTATCTAAATTTGTTATAATATAAGGGTAAGGCGGGCCATAATCCGCTATATCGGTATTTGTCAGCCGAAAATGACATTAGGAGAAAAGATATATGTCTTATGTAGACGCATACTTTGACCGCGACAATGATATCATTAAAGTGGTTGAACGTAATCAAAAAGGCATTAGGGAATTTAGAGACATTCCTGTACGCCACACATTTTATGTAAAAGACCCTAAGGGCAAACATCAATCAATTTACGGTGACGCAGTCACACGTATTGTCTGTAAAAACACAAAAGAACTTCGTAAAGAAATGGCCATTAACAGTGGCAGACAACTTTACGAATCTGATATTAATCCCATCTTTGTAACACTTAGCGAAAACTATCTTAACGCAGATGCTCCAAAATTAAATGCGGCATTCTTTGATATTGAGGTAGACTTTGATCCGGAGCGTGGATATGCATCACCGGATGATGCGTTTATGCCAATTACTGCGATCGCTGTCTACCTACAATGGTTAGAAACTATGGTCTGTTTAGCAATTCCTCCAAAGACTATGACAATGGAAGAAGCCAAAGAAGCAGTTAAAGAATTTCCTAACACATATCTTTTTGATAACGAAGCAGATATGTTAGACATGTTCTTAGATTTGATTGCAGAAGCAGACGTGTTGTCAGGCTGGAACTCAGAGGGCTTTGATATTCCGTATACTGTTAACCGTGTTACTAAAGTTCTCAGTAAAGAAGATACTAGACGATTTTGTTTGTTTGATTTACTACCACGTAAAAGAGAATACGAAAAGTTTGGAAGACAGGCACAGACATATGATCTTATCGGTCGTGTTCATGTAGACTATCTCGAACTTTACAGAAAGTATACATATGAAGAAAGACACTCCTATAGATTGGATGCCATCGCAGAATATGAACTCGGCGAAAGAAAAACCCAATACGAAGGTACTCTGGATCAACTATACAACAATGACTTCAAAACGTTTATCGAATACAACAGGCAAGACTGTGCGCTATTGGACAGACTTGATAAGAAACTAAAATTCTTAGATCTTGCTAACACACTAGCACACGAAAACACAGTACTAATACAAACAACAATGGGTGCTGTGGCTGTTACTGAACAGGCTATTATTAACGAATCGCATCGCAGAGGGTTTGTTGTTCCTAATCGTCCTAAGATGGACGAACGTGAAAATACTGCGGCGGCTGGTGCGTATGTTGCATATCCTAAAGAAGGTATTCAAGACTGGGTAGGATCTCTAGATATTAACAGTCTTTATCCATCTGCAATTCGTGCATTGAACATGGGTCCAGAAACAATTATCGGTCAATTACGTCCCACAATGACCGATGCATATATCGAAGGACAAATAGCCAAAGGTAAAAGTTTTGCGGCTGCATGGGAAGGTAAGTTTGGCAGTGTAGAATATGAAGCCGTGATGAATCAAGAAATTGGTACAGATATTGCCATTGATTGGGAGAACGGTGATAGTGATGTTGTCAGTGCCGCAGAAGTATATCGATTAATTTTTGAAAGTAACCAGCCTTGGATGATCAGTGCTAACGGTACTATTTTTACTTACGAAAAAGAAGGTATCATTCCCGGACTGTTAAAACGTTGGTATGCTGAACGTAAAGAAATGCAGGCCAAACTAAAAGAAGCTATTAAAGCGGAGAATAAAGTTGAAGAAGAATACTGGGACAAACGTCAATTGGTTAAAAAAATTAACCTCAACAGCCTTTATGGCGCTATTCTTAATCCTGGTTGTCGTTTCTTCGACAAGCGTATTGGTCAATCTACCACTCTTACAGGACGCCAGATTGCCAAGCACATGGCTAGTAAGGTAAATGAAATTGTAGCAGGCGAATACAATCACGTAGGTAAAGCAATTATCTATGGTGATACAGATTCTTGTTATTTCTCAGCATACAAAACACTAAAGAAAGAAATCGAAGCTGGAAATATACCCTGGACTAAAGAAACTGTAGTACAACTTTATGATCAGATTGGAGAAGAAGTTAACCAAACATTCCCGCAGTTCATGTTAGATGCTTTCCATTGTCCAAAATCACGTGGTGAAGTTATCAAAGCAGGGCGTGAAATCGTTGGCTCAAAGAGCTTGTTTATCACTAAGAAGCGTTATGCTGTTCTTTATTACGATAAAGAAGGCAAGCGTACAGACGTAGAAGGCAAGCCAGGTAAGATTAAAGCCATGGGCTTGGATCTAAAGCGTAGTGATACTCCAGAATTTATTCAAAACTTTTTAAGTGATGTGCTTGAAATGGTGCTAACAGGTGCTACAGAAGAACAGGTGCTAGAACATATTACACATTTCCGCACAGCGTTCAAAGCTCGCCCAGGATGGGAGAAAGGTAGCCCTAAACGTGCCAACAACATTACAGAATACCAAGCAAAAGAAGTTAAAGCAGGTAAAGCAAATATGCCTGGACATGTTCGTGCCAGTATTAACTGGAATACATTGAAACGTATGTTTAACGACAAGTATTCAATGAATATCACAGACGGTGCTAAGGTTATTGTCTGTAAATTAAAACAAAATCCTTTAGGATTTACCAGCGTTGCTTATCCAGTAGATGAATTACGTTTACCTCAATGGTTTAAAGATTTGCCATTTGATCATGAGGAAATGGAAGCAACTATTATTGATAACAAACTTGAAAACTTAATTGGTGTTTTGAATTGGGATATTCAAAGTACTGAAGAAAAAAATACTTTTAGTAATTTATTTGAGTTCTAATATGAAAATTATTGTTGCTGGATACGGCTTTGTTGGAAAGGCCGTTGTTAATACATTAAAACAAAAACACCAGTGTGTAGTTGTAGATCCTAACGGTGGTGTTAATCTTATTGAAGACCACTATGATGCTGATGGGATTATTATTTGTGTAAGCACACCTCCTTTGGCAAATGGAGGTTGTGACGATAGTAACATTAGAAATGTGTTAGATCAAGTCCCGGATCACATGCCTGTGTTAATTAAGTCAACTGTATTGCCTGATTTAGTTGAACAAATTGTGTTAGATTATAAAAATCATAGTATCTGCTTTAGCCCAGAATTCCTTCGTGCTAAATCAGCCAACTTTGACTTTGCTAATCAAACATTTATGGTTATCGGTGGAACTGATCCTAACGGCTTTTGGCAAGATTTGTTTAAGCCAGTGCTAGTTAAATGTAATTTATACTTTACTTGCTCTGTTAAAGAAGCATCTATGATTAAGTATACAGCTAATTCATTTCTAGCCACTAAAGTATCATTTTTTAATCAAATCTACGATCTATGCCAAAGTAATGGTGCAGACTACAATGTTGTTAGGCAGATACTAACACACGATACAAGAATTGGAAACAGTCATACACTAGTTCCAGGTGCTGACGGTGAACGAGGATTTGGCGGTCATTGCTTTCCAAAAGACACAACTGCATTTAGAAAGTATGCATACGGCCTAAATAAACCAGTTACTATTTTAGATTCAGCAATAGATTACAACAAAACGGTAAGAAAAGACCTTGACATTTAACAAAAACCTAAATATAATCATTAATCATGGAGACCATTATGAAAGACATTTTACAAGACCTAGTAGCACATACACACGCATTGGGGTGCATTCCGCTAGTTAAGATCAGTGCAACTGATAAAGAAACGGCTATTGAAGCAATGGCAGAAGACCGTTCAGTTATTATCAATGCAAAGACTACTAATCCAGTAGAAGAATTTGAAGGCGTATTCGGAATGCCTAACCTAAACAAGTTGGACATTCATTTAAAGTGCCCAGAGTACAAAGAAAATGCAAAGATTAGCGTTGTAACTGCTGACAGAAACGGCGAAACTATCCCAACAGGCTTGCATTTCTCTAACACAGCTGGCGACTTTGAAAACGATTATCGTTTTATGAATACAGAAATCATTAACGAAAAATTAAAATCAGTTAAATTTAAAGGCGCACAATGGAATATTGAATTTGAACCTAGCATAACTAGTATTCAAAAATTAAAATTTCAAGCAAACGCAAACAGTGAAGAAACAACCTTCCGTGTTAAAACAGACAGCGACAATTTAATTTTTAGTTTTGGCGATGCATCAACACATGCAGGATCATTTATTTTCCAAAGCGGTGTTGCTGGTAAACTAAAACAAGAATGGGCATGGCCTGTTGTACAAGTTATGAGTATTCTTAACCTTGATGGTGATAAGACTGTCCGTATTAGTGACCAAGGTGCTATGCAAATTACAGTTGACTCAGGACTTGCTGAATACAACTACATTCTTCCAGCACAAAGCAAATAATGAATAGAAATTTAACAGCAACACAAAATGACTATGCTGTTTTTCTTCCAGCTACGTCAGGATTCTATGCTACCTTTATCGGAAAACAACGATATGGTAACTATGTAGATCCTGCACGTATCCCTGCAAGTTTTAAGAATGGTGTTGAAAGTCTAAATTATTTAGAACCCGACAAAGGTGAATTCTATTACCAGTGGTGTTTGTACTCAGCAGGTCACGCTAACTTAGATCTCAATAAGCAAGATGAGGGCGAAGACATGTTCCGTAATCGCAATCGTTCTACAAGTTGGGTTCTAGGAGATTCAGGTGGTTTCCAGATTGGTAAAGGCGTGTGGGAAGCTGACTGGAAAGATCCTAATTGTCCAAAAGCTCAGAAAAAACGTGAGCAGGTTTTAAACTGGATGGACACGCTTATGGATTACGGCATGATCCTTGATATTCCTGCGTGGGTGGCTCGTAGTCCTGCAGGTAAAAAAGCTACAGGTATTACTACCTATGCTGAAGCAGTTCAAGGTACATATATTAACAACGACTGGTTCATTAACAATCGTAATGGTAATTGCAAGTTCTTAAATGTGTTACAAGGTGAAAACCACACTGATGCTGAAGATTGGTATCAGCGCATGAAACATTATTGCGATACTAAAAAGTTTGGAGACAGGGCCTTCAATGGTTGGGCCATGGGTGGACAAAATATGTGTGACGTTCACTTAGTCTTAAAGAGATTAGTGGCATTACGCCACGATGGGTTACTAGAAAAGGGACAGCATGATTGGATGCACTTCCTTGGAACTAGTAAATTAGAGTGGGCAACTTTGCTTACAGATATTCAACGTGCCGTAAGGAAACATCACAATGAAAACTTTACCATATCTTTTGACTGCGCCTCACCGTTTCTGGCAACAGCAAACGGACAAATCTACATCCAAACAGAAACAGCAGACAGAACTAAGTGGGTCTACAGAATGGTGCCGTCTGCTGACGACAAAAAATACGCAACAGACTCAAGGCTTTTCAAAGACGCAGTAATTCAAGACAGTATCTTTAAGAATTTTGATCCTAGCCCTCTTATTGACCAAGTTGAAATAAAAGATATCTGCATTTATAAACCAGGCGATCTAAATAAAATTGGCAAGGAAGGCAAAACTTCTTGGGACAGTTTTAGTTACGCTATCCAAATGGGGCATAATGTGTGGAGCCACATTAATGCTGTTCAAGTTGCTAACCAAAAGTACGATCAGGGTTCTACTCCAGCAATGCTAGTGCAAGAAAAATTTAACAGAATCTACTTTAAAGACGTAGTGGAAGCCATTTTTGCATCTAGTAGTAAGTCCGAAAGTTTAGAAATTATTGAAGACTTTGATAGATTTTGGCAAAGTATTATCGGTACTCGAGGTGCTACTGGTAAGAAAACCGTTAATGCTAGCACACAGTTTGCCGTTTTATTTGACGAAGTGGAAACTGAGTCTGTACAATTAGAGCATAACGACGGTGAATTTACCGAAGAGGAAGAACTAAAATTAGACCAGCTAGAATCACAGGTAAAAGAATGACATTACCAGATGAACGTTACAATTCGGTATTAAGAACGAGGCAGTTTCTTAGAGAGCTGTGTGATCCTAAACAAACTCCTCGTGTTCCTAAAGATATACGTCAGCAAGCCAGATGGTGTTTACGACATTACCCAGATACATGGGAAATGCAAACAACAGCCAGACTAGCACCTGAAGTCTTTCAGGAACGAATTGAGGATGTA